CGTGACGCTGCTGCAGTGGGCACACGAGCAAGGCTGTCCATGGAACGAGGACACGTGCGCGACCGCGGCTGAAGGGGGTCACCTCGACTCCCTCAAGTACGCACGCGAGAACGGCTGTCCGTGGGACGCTTTCACATGCTCGGCGGCGGTCGGCCACCTCGACTGCCTCAAGTACTTGCACGATCACGGCTGCCCGTGGAACGAGTGGACGTGCTCGGCCGCAGCGGTGGGCGGCCACCTCGACTCCCTCAAGTACGCACACGAGAACGGCTGCCCGTGGAACGCTTGGACGTGCGCGGATGCGGCGGTGGGCGGCCACCTCGACTGCCTCAAGTACGCGCTCGAGTACGGCTGTCCGTGGAACAATGAGGCGTGCGCGAATGCAGCGGCGGGAGGTAACCTCGACTGCCTCAAGTACGCGCACGAGCACGGCTGTCCGTGGAACGAGTGGACGTGCGCGATTGCAGCGGCGGTCGGCCACCTCGACTGCCTCAAGTACTTGCACGGCCACGACTGTCCGTGGGACGTTCGGACGTGCAATACGGCCGCGAGGGGCGGCCACCTCGACTGCCTCAAGTACTTGCACGAGCACGGCTGCCCGTGGAACGAGTGGACGTGCGATATGGCGGCGAGGGGCGGGCACCTCGACTGCCTCAAGTACGCGCACGAGAACGGCTGCCCGTGGGGCTTTTCGACGTGCTCGGCCGCAGCAAAGGGCGGCCACCTCGTCTGCCTCAAGTACGCGCACGAGCACGGCTGCCCGTGGAACGAGGGGACGTGCGATATGGCGGCGAGGGGCGGGCACCTCGACTGCCTCAAGTACGCGCACGAGAACGGCTGCCTGTGGAACGCTTAATCATTTTTTATGTGCTCCCTGGATTCCGCCCCTATCCAGTTTTGTCCAATCTGACTGCACTTAGTGGACTTCTACTGTTACCACTTGTATGTGAACTTAGACATTGAGACTTGTGCTGGGGGAGGTGGTACACCATGTTGATGAAATTACGCTCATTGTGACGTGCAAAATGTATGGTATCTTTTGTGTTGTCAACAAGAGCTCTGACATTGCGGCAAGTACCACGAGATCGATCGCGTAGCTGAAGCCAGAGCAGTTCCAGCTGGGGAGAATCTTGTTCCTCTTCGACTTCTTCATACGTTATCGAATACATGGATCTGAAGTAGTCTGTTGCCCATGGCCAGGGGCACGACATTAGCTGGCGGGTGCCGCGCCGGAAGATTTGTACGGTCGGATTTGTACGGTCGGATTTGAACGGTCGGATTTGAACGGTCGGATTTGGACGCACTGTTTGTTTACTTAAAGACAGTTCGCTACTAGTACAGTACCGAGACAGTCAGATGACTACGCTCATGGTGTGGAACTACCAAGTCGATCACAACACGGAGGGCTACTCGTGGGTCAAGGTCCCAACTGAGTACAAGGTGGGCACCCGTGCCGAGTTCCTTTTCTGGCGGGTCATGGATGCTGCTCACAGCTCAACGGAAAAGGACTTCTTTTACTCGCACCGCGAGTACGAGGCGTTTTCAGGAAACCCGGTTGATAAGGAGCAAGCTGACGCGTGGGATGAGCAGCACAAGTCAGCCTTGAAGGAGTTCCAGATCACGGACACCAAGAGAAACGCGACGATTGTCTCCAACGGATGCTCGTACGCTTCTTTCTTCCCTACTGAGGTAGAGCAGCAGACTGTGTCCACAGTTTCCTGAGAGCTTCATTGTCGCATGGTATGATTACAGGGGGTGTGTAAACCACACCCTTGAACTCCACCAGCCTCTTGGTCTCAACACACCGTCGACAAATCATCTTCCCAAGTTCGTCGAGTTCCGAAAGCATGGTCCCCCAGTGTCCGCGTTCTGCTGTGATGTAGACGAGTTCGTCACAGCTAGTTACGTAGATCGAACAAGGGGTTCGCGTGTGTGTGATGGTTTTCCTCCGTTTGCGCCGGCGTAGAGTGATGGTGCGGTCGCGTTCGCGTTCCATGTACGTCTGGTACTGGGAGACTTCTGAATCTCCCGCCACTTTCTTTTAACACTTGAAGCACCACTGTCCCGATCCGCTCGGACGTAAGAGCAAGTGCCTCAAGTGACTTTATTGATGTATACTTTTCGACATATTTGTAAGTAACGTAAAGCGCAGCAGACGAAACAGACGCCCAAAGTATATGGATAAAAAGAGTTTCTTTTGACATTGTGGTAGGTACAAAATTTATGCTTTTAAGACAACAAATCACTCAAAGACAACAAATCACTCAAAGAACGTATGTTGTTTAATTGAACAAATCACTCAAAGGACGTATGTGTTTTGATTTTAATTTATTTTTTATTTTTAATCTGTAATTCCCGAGCCGCCTCGCTACTCGAAGCGTACCACACGCACGCCTCCGCCCCGAGCTTGCTTCGACCGGCTTCGACCGCTTCGGGGCGTTCGACGCGCGGGTATCGTTCGTGGCGTACGAGTGCTTGATCTGCTCGCTCCGACTCGCCCAACGCAGGTTCTCCAGGCGGTTGCACGGGTCATTGTCTGTGTGGTTGAATTTGCTTCTTTTCAGTGTTTCAATCTTCACACGTTATCTTCGTTGGCACATAGGGCACTAAAGCCCTAACCCATTCGTTCTGTTGAACGTGTTCATTTTGTGACAAAGCGGCAAATTCGTCTTCGGATTTCGGAGCATATGGGCGAACCCAAATGGGCAAGAGAAAAGAACCTGGTGAATGTGAAAATTTGTATACCCCTAGAGAACCAATGAACACAACGTGTTTAGTTTTGGTTTGTGCATCTTCGCGCATTGGAACAATTGAATGAAAATCAAGTTCGTTAAAATCTTTCACACCTTGTTCAGAATTAGCTTGGCTGAGTGTGTGATTAGAGAAACTTCGCAACCCAGGAATTTGCTTGTTTTCTACTTGGACAAAACCACGCGAGTGCTCCAAATTTATAGAAGTCTTCTTGTCTAATTGAGTTATACCGATCCAGTTTTTTGAATTATTAATGGCAAACTGCACATCACAAGCACCCATGTTGTATAGTCCAAGGGCGTGACCAAAAACGAATTGATTCAAGTCATAACGACTTAGCTTTATCATCATTTTTCGAAAACAGCCTGGTTTGACCATGCAAGTGTCATGAAGCATAACACAAGTAGCCTTTTTTGGTAGCATTGACATACTATGACAATAGTTGATTCCCATGTAAATATTGTGATCCGACAAGTTCTGAGGTATTGAAACATATGTTGTATTGTCAAAACTACAGACTTTGTAACCGCTGCAGCCTCCAAAAACACATAATATGGAGTATTTTACTCCTCCGTAATTCAACTCAAGATTTATTTGATTTATTAGTTCTAAAGCGTATCTTACATAACTACTTGAATTGAAGGAATTTATACAAATAAGTAAATGTCTTGTGAATTTACGTTGCATTTGGATTCTGTAAACGTAAATCTTTAAATGAATATTAATGTGGCATATTTTTATTAACGCGATATATTTTTATCACTCGATTTCAACCTCAGCATTCGGGAATCTTGCAGATGGGAAGTCAGAGTGAATACCACAAAACGCAATACCTATTGCGTCACTCACATCATACTTAAATTTTCTCATTTTACCATCAATCATTATTTTTTCGGGAAAAGTGATCCCATATCTTTCCTTCAATTTGTCCGTTATGATCGTCTTATTTGCTGAGGCACCTTGTGCCTGTTTCATTGCCTTTGTGGGCCGTCCTCCTCTTATGCCTGTGATGTAAGATTTCCATTCAGAAGGCGATAGAAATTTGTATTTTATATTTCGTTTTGATAGCAACATACATATAGCTCCTCTGAAGAAAAAATTCAAGTTTACTCCACGAGTACATCGCGAACTCACAAAGAAATCTTCGATATATACTACTTCTGGTACTGGATCCAACAAAGCTTCTATTTTTTCGTACAATTGGTTACATGCCTCTCCTACGGTGCAGAATTCTTCGTTTGCATTGTTTTTTACTTCAATTATTCCATAAGAGTCAAGTGACACAGTGCCTTCATCATTAATACTACATTTAGCATAACCAGTCGAGCTGGCAGGGTCAATGCCAATAATGTGTTTCATGTTGATTTTAAAAAAAAAACGTTAGTTTTAAGTTTAAACGAAAACAAAAAATAGTTTATTAACAGTAAACATGGAAGTTGCTTTAGGAAGCGCAGCATTAGTTGGAGCCGGTCTCATATGGAACCGAGTAAATAGTTCACCGTCTGCACCAGTAAACCCTTCTGGAGTGCAGTCTTCGCGAGTAGTTCGTGAACCTATTGCATTAAACTTTAGAGAAGAGGAAGCAAAATATGCGAAGGCAACCGCAGTTCCGCGCATGACACAGATTCCATCAGGGTCGTTAAGTGGTCGTCGTGATCATTCTAAGTTTGTGGATGCTCCAAGTCCATATGAACAACAAATGTCACGTGTATATAAACCAAAAGAAGGATCAAAAAGAGAAGTAAAAGGCGAGCTTGACCCAACTACGAAACAGGATAATGTCTTTGTGAGAAGTAATACATCTTACCAAACCAAGCTTTTTTCTGAATTACAAAGGCCTGTAAAAATGCATAATGTAAATCCAATAGCTACAACAACCGGTACCGCATCACAGCTTGTAGGACCTGGTATTGGAGTAGGAACCAACATTGTGGGAGATCATGGTTTGCATTACGGAATGGTAAGGATGAGACCAGAAATTGTTGACCCAACATTTAGAGAAAAGAAGGGCGGGATAATTCCTGGAAAGAATGTTATAGATAATCGCCAAGCCGAAGTCAACTTGATACGACACGCAGCCACTGGCTTCAGTCTGGGGCCATCTGGTTTCGAGAAAAGTGAATCTACAAACCCTGAACCAATGAAGTTTCACGCAATAAGTGAGAATTATCTTACAAGTGCTCCAGGGCGGGCGGTGGTCACTGGTAATCCCGGTGCAGGAGGTGCTAGACTTGAGCCACATAAAGATAACACGAACAGAGGAACTGACAATTCATATGTCGGCATAACTGGTGCAGCAGGATTGGAAGCACCTGATTCACGCTACGGTTACGTGTACAATCCATCATTGGCAACAGATAGAGGACATGCTAATGAATTTGTGGGAATTGCGACAGGTGAAGGAGTGTCACGATCCGGTCATCAACGGGTTGTCGATAATTTTTCGATACCAGCGGAGGCGCGAAACACCACTGAAGTCGCAAAAGCGTCTCAGGTATTGAATATTTCCAATCCGGGACAAAACGCAGGAATGCTTCACAATAATCAAGACATGCAAACAACACAAAGACAAACCATGAACGCACTTGACGTCATCAATCTTAGTCCACAGCTTCCAGGGGACGCAGCCGATATCGGTGATGACACAAGAAGGACATCAAGATTGCCCAACGAATATAGACCGGGAGGCGCCTCGCTAGCCTCCGTGCCGGACCTCGGAGGCCAAGTGCGTCAATTCGAGTCTTACTCAGATGGAAAACTTAGCATGAGAACTCAAAGAGAGAGTTTAGAAAACAAAGCATACGCAGCACCATTGAAAGCTGTTGGTGTAAATGCACCAATGTCTTATTCGGATATTCTTGCATCTGAGGGTTACTCAAATAGAGATTTGCCACAGAGTGGTTTTGTCACACCAGCAGGACCCCCTGGTGGAAGCAGTGTCGAAACAGCTGGAATTGGACATTTTGACCAGCGGCCGGATGTACCCAACACAACTCGGAATGCTGGTGGTGGTGTAGGAAATCAATTCACAACAAACTTTCATATAGTCAACAAGCAAGTTGATGTAAACCCAAATAAGATAGAAAGAGCAAATCAAAGACTGGACCCTTCTATTCTGGAAGCATTGTCAAACAATGAGCTAAAAATATGAGTATTTAATTAGGTACTCATCACACAGTGAATCTTGTCCAATTGTTTCTATTGGACGAACATAAATTTCAACATAATCTCCTATTTCCAATTTCATACCGTCTCTGGGTCCTTGTTGCCAATCGGGCAGGTTCCATATCACCTTGTAAGTACTGACAAATTGGCTTAAAGATTTGTTATATAGTGTATTCAGACCAGTCATTATGCGGATAACTTTTATGTTTTGAGTCAAAGCATCTATGTAGGCACCTGATCTTCTTTCTCTTGTGTTTCCATTTGTACCACAGCCATTTCATAATGATTGTGTGCTTTTCAGTGTAAAATATATTTCTTTATGTCAAGTTAACATGGGTGGAGGTGGTTCAAAACAGACATCACATTTTAAAGAGATAGACTCACGACTTACTGCCCAATTTGAAGCAAATTGTAAAAGTAGTGCTCAAAGCATACAAGAAATTTCATTGAAAGGTGTGAACATCATAGCCACGGACAATTGTAATATATCTTTTATGAACAAAGCGTCAGTAAATAGTTCATGTGATATGGGTCCAATTATAGATGCGATAGCTGAAATGGCTGTGAGCACAGATCAAGAGTTTGCGAAAAAACTTGAAGACGCACAAGATCGCCAGGCGAATGCCAAGTGTGATAAAGACAATTGCACAGATAAGCTTAAAGTTTCAGTAGCCAAAAGACTAACCTCAGCTTGTGAATCATCGTCAAAAGCACAACAAACCTTGGAGCTTATTGGTGCAACAATAATTTGTGATGGAAACTCAGTGGCAAAGTTTGGAAACTTCTCTGAAGTCCGAGCGAGCTGTCTCAGATCACTTCTTCATGGTGGAGTGGAAGAATTATCCGGACAAAACACTGAAAATTTGGAATCATCCTCGCCCTCTTTTTCTACCTCTTCGCAGTATTCCGACATGATGATCATGGGTGCATTGGCATTAATTGTATTTATTATACTCACGAAAAAATAATAGATTAATACAATACAAATGAGAAAGCTTAAGCTATCAGTCCTGTTTGGTATCATGACAATGATATTCAGTGCCATATACTTCACAATATACGATAAACTCGTAGAAGGTTATGTGAATACAAGATTTCTTGCTCTAACATCTTTACTTGGTTTCATTTCAGGGGTTTGTGCCTACTTTTCTATATTAATCACCGGTGCTACGGATTGGGTTTAGACACCCTCATCCTCCTCCTCTTCCTCCTCCTCTTCCTCCTCCTCTTCCTCCTCCTCTTCCTCCTCACTCAACATTCCTAATTCAAGTATTTTAGAACAGAGATTCCATATACTGACAGCATGGAACACAACTCTATGCCATACAAGCCTTGGTTGAATTCACGATTTACCCTTCTTATGTTTATTTAATTTTTGGGTTGATATTCAAAAAAACAGTTCTGTTAAGAGCACATGAAGCTGTACCTTTCAAACCTGAATAAACCACACTTCTCCTTCTCTTTAACTATTCTCATTCGCCCTGGTCCTCTTCACAGAGCGTCACGTAAGTTGCATATTCTTCATCCGTCATGAGCTGCAAATCCTCCTCGGACAGATCTGACCATTTCTTCAAAACTCCTCTCACTGAAACTTCGACTTCCTCGTCCTCTTCCCACAAATCCTCTGCGTCTTCCTCCTCTTCCGCGTCTTCCTCCTCCTCTTCTGCTTCAACCGGGACGTCTGCTATGGACCTCAGTCGTAGTGATTCGGGCATGACTGGCCGCGTCCATGGAGTGAAATTGCCACCAATTGTGATTGTATACGCATCATAAAGAGGTGTATCCGCAAGATTGAATCCCGTAACCACATCTTCCTCCGTCACTTCTTTCTCACAGACCTGGCAGATGAGTGCCGTACAAGCCTCGTTTGGTACGTGTTGAGAAGGGTCAGTGACAGCACAGCCACACATCAGCCTGTTGTATGTTTGATGGGAGGCCCAGCGCAGCCAGCAAATCCTCGCGTGGAGCGAGTTGTAGAACAGATCCGTATCGACTTCCCATTGTTGAGCACATCTCTCCACGCGATTTTTACCGAGGGGGACGTTTTCAATGACAAGTTTGAATGTCAGCCTAGTGTGTTTACGTCGAGAGGTCAACAGCTTGTTGCTGGAAAGATGACCTGAACCGAATCTGATGTGTGACACAACCACTGGCTTTGCTGGTGCAGGCTTCGACTTCGCCATGCCCATGTTTTGCCAGTGGCCTAGAATACGCCGTATGACATATTCTGTCCATCCTGTCGTCGCAACGAGATGATGTTCAGAGAAGGTTCTTGCTTGTTTACGATACGAATAATGATCGCGCATTGACAAAACGTGTCTTGCAAGGAATACATCCGCATTACCTTGCGCAAAGTACTCCACCACATTGAGCCATACAACATCCTCCGTGTTGAGCTGCTCCATCCTTCGCACCCGGCTAGTTGGATTTGGCCGGTCGGTCGGATTTGGTCGGACGGTTTTGGATATTGCGTCACAAACCCAAATAATCTTGCTAAAAGATATATAAAAGCTATCAGGCTGTTAGAAATGCAAAATAAAAAATAGTAAATGCAGGACAAAGTGCTTGCATGTTTGACTTATTGTCTGGTCCTCCTGCCATTGAAACTGGTCTACTCATCAGAAAAGTAAGTATCACTTCGTTCGGATTCGTCATCAGAAACAATTTTGCGTTTGATGGGACCATTTGAGGGTTTGGATTGTCCTAATTCAATGAGTATCTGATTCTTTAGTTCAGTGGGTATCTGATCGTGTCTGTATGAATTTTTTGACAATTTTACTATAATTTCTTTATATTAATATAACATGTACAGCATAAGAAAAACGAATTCAAAAATAAAGCTTTCGAATTTTGTGAATGGTGTTTCTCAAGAAAACTTTATCTTTTTGGTGTCTTTTCTCTTTATAGGTGCTTCTGTATTCTTGATCACACCGTTTCTAGTCAATAATCATAAACGGGCAGTTGCTCGCAACGAATGGAGAAAGACTCAGGAATCTATACCACTTGGTTTTACATCAGGTATTCCAAGTAACACCAGGAGACTATCACTCGATAGTAATGAATATTACCAGACGTAAGAACTCATACAATTTCATCCTAACCACTTGCACTCGCCCTCTCTTGGAGTGCGCAAGCGCTCACCCTCTCCTAAGCTAAATATTTGGGACTCAAAGAAATTCCCAAAACTATTTTGGTCAAAACTTTTTGAGCCTACAAAAGTTTTTCTACTTTCCCTTTCCCCCCCCTCTCTTCTTCGCGATATCTTGAAAATGTTATAATAATATAGTGTAATTTTGCAGGAGAAGTATGAGTGAACAAGCGGCAGGCGTGAAGAAAACGGGAACAAATTTTGTGTCCTACGGAACAAAATTTGTATTTAAAGGAAGAAATTTTGTTCCTTTAAATTAATGATTTGTGTCTGTGGTTACACATCGGCCAAACTTAATACAGTGTTAATATAGTGAAGAGACATCAAAAGGTGTGTAAGAAATTCTTGGTTGACCTTTACAAATATTTTTTTGCGAACATATAATTTGAAAATTCAACTAAATATAGAATATTTCATAAAGAACTAGCGAATGTTAATAATGGACAGCTCCTTCGAAATCTCGCCAAGAACAAGAATTTCTCTATCCTTATGAGTGTCGCAGCAAATCCACCATGTTCGACCTTGATAATTCTGTAGGTGTCAGAAGCCGCCTGCAACCGTCTGGCCAAAGGAAGGGCGGATGTTCATCGGTGGCAAAGGGACTCCGAGTATTATCTTCGACATTTCGCTTCTTCAACGCCTTAAGTGCGTTACTAGACCTCGCAGTCATTCTTACTGTAGGATGTTCATCAAACGCACCATGTTCGCCCTTGACAACTCTGTAGGTCTCAGAAGCCGCCTGGAACCGCCTGGCTGGACGGGCTTATGTTTATGGGTGGCAAAGCGACTCCGACTATTATTTCCAACCACTCGTTCACGTTGGTAAAAGGGGACACCAGTGTAATGCATTAATATATTATATACATTATCTTCGACACTTCGCTTCTTCAACGCCTTAAGTGCGTTACTAGACCTCGCAGCCATTCGTACTGCAGGATGTTCATCAGGATGTAAAAGCACGAGTATGAGCGGACGACCGTTTTCGCCTCTTACATTCGCACTACGAGGATTTGCAGCGGCGCTCGCACGGACGACCCATTGATTGTTTTTGACGAGCCCTTGGTAGAGTGTACCATGATTAAGATTTACGATACGAGGATTTTTAGCGGCTTTCTCACGGACGGTAAATTGGTTGTTTATGGCGAGCTGTCGGAGGAGCTGCCCATTATTCACATTCGCTATACTAGGATTTTGAGCGGCCGCCGCACGGACGGTAAATTTGTCGTTTATGGCGAGCTTTCGGAGGAGCTGCCCATTATTCAGATATGCTAGACGAGGCTGTGATTTAGCGACCTTTGCACGGACGAGTTTGTGATTATTGTAGGCGAGCTGTCGGAGGAGCTGCCCATTATTCACATTCGCTATACCAGTATTTCCAGCGGCCTGCAAACGATTTGCCAACAATGTACTTTGTGCTTGATGTCGCAGTTCATTAGTTGAAGCCATGATATAATATATGAAATATAATAAATTTGCAATTGGAAAAGGGGGGCGGGGAGTACGCCTATGTGATATTTATTTACAAAGATGGCACCTAGAGGAATGTGGCCAGTGGAATTGCGCCTGAAACTTACTCATGGTTAGGGTTAGGGTTAGGGTTAGGCTTATTTCATAGCCCAGTATGGAGTACCAGTTTTCTTAACGCGCAAAAACTTTTTTATCATGCGTCCATTTGCTTGGGGAATTCTACGGGTTGTCCCCAGAGGGAACCCTCGATCAAAATATTGCCGTGCGGATGGACGTGTGTATACAACACCTCCTTTCTTATACGGCACCCACGCCTCCGCCCCGAGGACGCGTGCTTCGACCGGCTTCGATAGCCTCGGGGCGTTCGAGCCGCGGGTCTCGTTCGTGGCGTACGAGTGCTTGATCTGCTCGCTCTTGCTCGACCTAATCAGAAGAGAGATAAATTATGTTTAGGTGCTCATCACACAGTGAATCTTGTCCAGCTGCTCCTTGTACCTCCTGCCACCATCTCCCCCCTCCACGCTCGCCTTACGCTTCGGGTATCGATGCGGCTCGGGAAATTGGGGTTAGATTCAAGGCACATCAGTGCGTGTTGCAGTGGGCGATACAAGCAGACGGGCGGTTACGAGTTTCGGTGGGGTGAGGCGAATGAGGTGGCCGTGCTGGAGGGGCGAGGTGTGGATGGACGTTGTTTAAAATAAGGGGTTCGTAAAACACGTGTTTTTTTCAATGTTTTGTATTAGTAAATAATGGACGAAATTATTCCTTATGGTTTAAATGTTGACGACACTGTTACCGTAAACTCACTTGACGATTTGGTCGTGGACTCACGTTTTGGCTATTCCAATCATCATGCCGATTTGAACCCACAAATCGTTTTTGCTTCGTTTTTGGATGTGTCTTTTGATGTGTACACTGATTATAATCGTGTTTTTTCAAAGGGCAATACCGACCCACTTAATTTTACAGCCTTCAATGAGCAATATCCTGCCGCTTCCGGATTAGGTGCTGGTTTGGGTTTGAAATACAACACTTTCACGTTTATAATCCATTGCATTTCACCAATTTCAGCAATAAGAGTGATGCCACCGTGTAATTTGCAAGTCAGTATATCTTCAGGTCCTAACGACATCGCACAGATTGTGGGAGTTACCTCCTCTAGTGGTACCAGTGATGAATCTTCATCGGAGCTATCGTTTCTAAGCAATGCATCCAACTTTATAGTGTTGGATCACATCGGAGCTTTGAGTTTGAATGAAATAGAAATCTTCACTCCAACAATAACATCAACATTTTCAACATTCCCGATCTTAAAAACTGGGAAAACATTGCAATATCTCGTTTCCTCCTTCGGAAGTCTTGATGTGGTAAGAAAAGGTGGGTTGCAAAACGAAACATTCAGCATATACACAGTTGATACGGGCAAAAGCTTTGCTTTCACCCGTATAAGTCACAAATATTTCCAGAACTTATCCTTGGAACAATGCTACTTGCAAGAAGCGGAACTATATGATCATATATTGAAAAATACTAATGCAATATTTCCATTAATATCTTCAATAGAGAGAAATTGTTTCAAACACCAAAAAATGACACAAAATTCATTGAATTTGATCAATAAAGGTGATGATACAAGAATGAATGACTTGCAGTGTAGCATTGTGTCTCAATTGCAGAATGGAACTCTTCTTTTCAATGGAATTGCGGCCCCACAAAACTTTCAAATCATAGCGGGTATCAAATACATTTTCCACCCCGAACCTGTAGAGATCAATGGAACCAGTGTGTCAGAAGTGAAGTTAAATGATGGTGAGAGTTTGGTATTCAAAAAACATAACACGGCCATTGGTATCATCAGTGCAGCGAAAAGAACACCAGCAGAGATATACAAACTGCCAGATTTCTTCATGAATGAAGTTTCATTGAACGATGTATTGACTGACATATTGAATGTGTCAACTTCCTTGAACTCACTATCATCCGATAAGACGCCAAATGTTGGAAACACTATCTCTCATGCTGCATTCATAGATGAGAATGGAAAAACACTTAGCTGCGAAGAAAGCATATTTTTACCGGGTGATGTAAGAGCAATCTCGGTTTATTGTTCAGATGAAACTGTACCGATTCAAATATTAATTGACGGTCAGTTGAAAAGTGAAATACAAGTTTCTAATAAAAGACTTAGTATCATAAACATAGAAGTACCAACAAGAGCTGGTGTGCACTCATTGACAACAAACAATGGATCAAATGTACTTTTCAGGATATCTGAAAAATCAATTATTCATGCTCCTATTCACCCAGCATATTACACATCAGGTCAACTTGAAAGAGACGTATTTTCATCATCCGTTGTTAAAATTGTTGCTCAACTAAATAATTTCGATTTGATTGACGACACAACAATGATTGCCAGGTCGAACTCTTCTTTGATATCAATTGAAGACACCACTTTCAATAGTTACAGCTGCACGAACGCTCTGTTCTGTAGAAAACGAGCAGTAGACTTGAAAAATTCAGGTAGCATGTGGGATAATTTTGAAAGTAGATGGGATCTGTGCTCAGAACATCCCTGGCTGGCATGTTTGGATGTACAAAATGGATGTTGTGTAATACATACACAAATTAATTTCACAAATTTCACATTCTGGTGGTACCGAACATCATCGGATGATGTTACTGTTATACAAGGTGTATGCTGTGTACTTATCGCTAATAACAAATTAGTCGTAAAAGATTCTACGAATACGTTCGAATGTGATGCAAGTGAAATAAAGCTGTCCAAATGGAATAATATTGCGTTTACAAACAATTCTTTCAGCATAAACGGAAAGATGATTGATACTACAAAAACTTTGACCAATACTTCTAGAATAGTACCTGCAGGCACTGTAGTGGGCACGAATCCCAATTTAAATCTCAAAGTATTACTAATTCAAAATGCATCAAATATAGTTTTACAAGACTTCACAACAGAAAGAATAAATGAAAGTGAAATAATATTGGAACACATAGACCCTATCTCATCTTTTGATATGACGATAATCTGTTCAGATTCTTCGTTTGATACTTTGATATGGCAAAACACAAACACTGGATCTTTACCACGGCAGATATTCAAACTTAGTAGTCCCACAACACCTGTTTCTCAGATCACAGGTATAAACTTACCATTTTCAATATCAAAAATAGAACTCAAATTCACCCCTTGTGGATACATAAGAAATATATGCTCATATTCGGACACAATACCAGGGGTAATTATTAAAAATGCATTTGAAAATAGAGACATTGTTATTGACTTTCAAAGAAAATCAGTGTTGTCCGTTTGTACAAATCAAGAACAAAATGCAGTTAATTCAGAGCAATATTATCAAACAAATTCCAAGGTTGATGGTACATTCAGGTATATTGTCGAAACCTTGCCATCATCTTTCTACGTGACTCCACCGTCCTTGATTATGATGAGCACTAGCCAAAGCACCCCGTATTCCACAACACAATCCCTACTTATATTGTTCAACAGAAAAATCGAAGTCTTCATCAGAGATGACTCAACTCTTTTCACTATGTCCGGCAGCGACGGATCGACAACACTTCTTAAAGCGAATTTTTGTACTCTACTGTCGTCTCAAATATCTATTCCGAACTCATTTCTCAACCTTGCGCCGTCAACTACCTACACAATACATCTGGCGCGAGCTCGTCTCTTTCAGTTCGATGGCCACGTGCCCTGCCTAGAGACGACCATATCCTTCAGCACGGCATAGATGCCTCACACGAGTGAGAAGGAAGGCTTGCAATATACGCCAGGCCTTCATCAAGCATTGCCTGGCAACCGGTGCAGACTACGCCGATGGTTGCCTTATCGAGGGGAGCACAGAGCTCGCAGATGTCCTTTTCTTTGACTGCTTTGACGGGAAGCTGCACGGGCACGGCCTTGAAGACGCCATTGCCCCCCGAGATACGGAGTTCATCAAAGGCAGACATACAGGTGTTCCGGCGACGGGAGAATGACACCGGCTGCTGAGCAGTCGAGTCGGTCACGAACGTACACCATGTGACCCCTGTGACGCTACGGAGGGTCGTGGGTGACGACTCCTTCTGCTTCGCCTCTCCAGTAGACGGGAAGGAGCGTCTCTTCATTCGTGCCGCGGTATCGAACGCGCAAATGTCGGGCGCCCAATTACCAGTCGATCCAATTTGATCGACCACAGGGGTACACATGTGTAACCATATCGGAGGTCCGACACCTGGCGCCCCCTAGTCCCTCCCGTTCTTGTTTCTTTCCTTAACTTTAGAAAAGAAAGAAGAAGACAAGACTGCTAAGGGAGCCCCTGGGGCGACCACTGGTGGGTCACACATGTGTACCCCCCCCCCATCACCATCAACACGCACGCACAAGGGAGATGCACGAGAAGGATTTCTACTCTGCCGCCACGCTTGCCCTGCGCCCGACCTACCGGCACATGTTCTTGAAGACGAAGGACAAGAAGAGCCCGTTTATTATCATGCTCAACCCGAACAAGAACCACTTTCAGTTCGTAGCTCTCGATCTTGACAACGCAGCGACGAATCACGCCGCTAACAAGCCTGTTGATGTCTTTCTTGTGGACTCTCTCGCCTACAGTATCTCGGATACGAAGGCTACCAAGTTCCTGATCCTCGCGGCCATCCACTTCATGCGTGTGGACTCCGACTGGATGAACGATGTTGTCAAGCAGAAGGGCCTCTGCCACAGGGTGTCCGCGCTGGAGAGCTTCCCTGAGCATGCCGTGTTTCTGGACGAGCTGAAGACCTTCAAGATTAACATTGTGTCTCAGAGCATGGCTCAGGCCAATGACTTCGACTGCGGCATCTTCTGTATCCTGCAGATGAACCGACTGTCGCGGTTCCTCTATGGTGCCGACGGCGTGTCAAGCTTTGTCGGGGAGACACTCCGGCAGTCGCACGTGCACGACTGCCTCGCGCATACGATCAAGGACGTCAAGCCGATCACTCAGGGGAATGTCGATAAGTGGCGCACGATCGAGTTCTTCTACCTGCTCTCGGTCTGGATCAATCACGTCAGCGATATGATCAAGAAGGCCGGTGGATCCCTCGCCGGCCTCAACGAGACCCTCAAGACGGACTTCAAGAACCTCACAACGATCCCCTACATTGGCGTGAAGTACCAGGGGAAGAGCTACTACATCCAGGCCGCGAAATACGCGGAGCTAGAGCTCGAGGTCGCTAAGCATGAGGCAAAGAAGACCATCAAGATTCTCGAGCTGAAGAACAAGAAGTGGTGGAAGCACATCGAGTTCATCTCCGCGCCGTCCGCCAGTGACTTGCCCCCGCAGCTCAACATTGAGTTCAAGAAGCAGACGGACATAGTCCAGTATGTTCCATCAACAGCTGATCTATGCAGGTTCTACCCCGGCCACTCTAAGTCGTTCGACAAGTACATTGCGAGCGACTATATCTTCTGGAAGCTCCACCTGATGGACAAACGCATCGTCGGCCACAAGAACACGTGTGCGAACGTGGGCCTCTGCATCAACTCCTTTAATGTCGGCAAAACGACCGAGTTGTTCAAGAAGGCGGTCAAGTCGGGCGCCAAGAAGCGCGAGCGTGGTGAGGAGGCGGTCGACCTTCTCTCTGATGACGAGTAGGAGGGCGGGGAGGGCGGGGAGGAGTCGCAGTACAAAGTCACTCAGACGCACTCTGACGCACTCGGTAGGGTGATGATGCAGGAACGGTAGACAATGTACGGCGATCAAGTGTTTCACAAGTTTTTTCAATCCCTTATGCTTCTCATAGTTGTATTCAACTTTTCCCAATCAACAAGTAACAATACTGTTGCGGATATCAAAGTAGTGTCTCTGACGTACGGTTCGTCAAATACATCTGGGACTTTTTTCATAATGTTCTTTACAACAAACATTATAACTATGATCTCCACTATATGAGCAATAACCGACAATAAATACATTTCGGGTTCAGGTGCAAGAAGCCTCCATAATAACATGGCTGCAACTGCAATGAAAAAACTTAGAACACCAAAAAAAATCTCATTAGTCAAAATTTTTAAAGTTGATACATATTTTTTCATTATGAACTATATGAAGTATGTCGAGAAAAAATTCAGGAAGCGCAATTGTTTTTTTTTTAATGGTCATTTTATTAATCATACTATTAATAAAAGGGTTAATGAACTATACACACACTCCTAAAAATACAAAATTTCACAGTAGATGTGAAAGATATCACAATTGGGCATGGATACATGCTCCAAGAGACGGTCTTGTGTCCCAAGTCAACGATTTAGACGCTTAAGTCTGCACGTTACCATTGATAACACGACTGCTACCACCATTACCCCTAGATGTGAGGTAACTTGAGTCCCTGAGCTTCACTGCCCTTCTTACGGTTGCGTCATACAAGCGTGTACCGCCATCTCTGAGACTATCCCCGACATAGGAGAGCCCGTCACCGGTTTGGTTTTTCACTGCACCCGCAAGCTTTATCATCCCACCCCCCACTTTCTCTAATTCAGATACACCCCGACGGAATGTATCATAACCCCTGCGTCGCCTTATTCTAGTCGTCATTCTTGAGGTCTGGGAATTTATATCACGTGTGGAGGCTTGCGGCAAACCACCACGAACCGAATTACGAAGTGTGCCGGCTCGTATAGCTATCGATGAAGTTGCACTGGAAAGGGTATTTGTGGCTCCTTGAAGACGTTTAGATAAAAATGTTTCTCGATCAATGTACAAGAGGAAAGCCTGTATCACAAAAGTGATTAAAATCAAGAATGCAAAGAATAGCAACCAATATATATACCCGTCCGGACCAAAAATAGGATCATTGGCTTTGTATTGATGGTAATGAATATATACCTTGTCATTGCCTGCAGTATTTGTATTGAATTCTAATTGATGAGCAACACCAGTTTCTTCTGATGTGTCAGGGTACTTAGAAAAGTCAATATTGAAATCTGCAATATATTTGCAGTGACCAGGGGGGGTGTATGTGATTGCAGAAGCCAGCTCAATTGGAGTACAAGAAGAAGAGTTAGAAACTGAGCTCGTAGCTGTTTGGTCCCGTGTTTTACAGTATTGCCAAATGCGATCAGTATGCGTATCATTCAACGGAATTTTTTCCAGCGTACTGTCAGCTTCCGCAGCAGCATCATCTGCCTTAACTCTTGCCACTGGCTCATTATTTGCATCTAAGTATTCAAACCACGTTTTCTTTTGTGTATTTTTTGCGAGTATATTTTCAACGATCTTCCCAGAAATGGCACCAGAGGGGACCCCTACAAAACCTCCATATAATAATCCTGCAAATATTCCAGTCAAAAGACCTGAAACGGGTTTACGACTAGCAGATGTAGGGTCTAATTTTGTCGCATTTGTAAGTCCAAGATAAGTACTAGCAAGTGCGGCTCCGATAAATAACCCCCACAACGCACCCATACCGGGACCCGTGTTGAAATGTCTTCCTGTGAAAGTAATGGGATTCATTCCTGAACCAGGGTTGAATTCATTTATTTTTAAATTGCCACGCACGTTGATGTCCTTTGGCGCATTTCTGCCGGTGCATCCCACAACGTTTTCTGATTCGAGCAATTCTTCTGTTTGTAAAAATGTGAAAGATTGGTTGTGAGTTATTGAACTGAATATTTGATAAAAACTCAATCGCGATTGATCCTGAAAAGTTATCCTAAGAGTGTATTGTGCTACCCCCTGATCCGATTCGTCAAACGCTAGTGTACCTGCTTTCATAGCAATTTGAAACTGTCCTAGGGTTTCTCCATTGGATATAGTAACATTACTCTTGTCACTGCCTCGAATAATTTGAAGGGCATACTCACGATTTGGAGTAGCTTCGTAGGTAATTTGGTTAGCTGGTATTGATTTTTCAATCCCATTTACGATCTTAATCAATTCAAAAGTCATACTTATATTTGAACCTACTACGCTCTGTTCGTTATGCAGATCATTGTAATAAACATCAAAAATTTTTAATGATAATGATAATAATTTCTGTGTTTTACAACATCTTGAGTCTGGTGTGTCAAGCTTTATGGTGGGTCGTCTTAATGAACATGTCATTCTAGAAATTGCTGTATCACGACTTCCTTCCAATGCAAAGATAGTGAGTGTGGGGACGAGAAAAAAAAGTGTTGATACAATATACGTTAAAATAGCCGTCCCAAAGGCTCGCACACTGATTTCATCTCTGAACGTGTACGACCCTCTTTCTATGTAAAAAACAATTATCAGAAATAATGGCCAATATATTAACTGCCCTACGAAACTCCCCTTGGATGTACACGGAGTGTCTTGGTGGTGTTTTGTTTCTGGACTTGATTGAAAGGTTGTCACAATCATAAATACATAAAAAAGAAGAAAACACATAAAAGAAAAACCACGTATTCTTAAGGGCCCGTGTCTGAACAATAATATACTAAATAAAATTTTTTGAATTACAAACATTGCAACTGCAAGAGAGATCCACAGATAGTTGAAGTCCAGAAAATTGTCCCCGTACCCCTCTGGTTTGTCCAGACACACTTTGTTTGCATCGCAAGTGGATGTCTTTACGACTGCATACACCGCAAATCCGATCGACACAAGAATAATCCACAAGAGGGCCGGTGTTTCTACAGTGAGCAAGAAGTATGATAATCCTAAAGAGGCCACCGCTGTAAGCATGCCTATGATCGTTATATTCTCACCAACCAATTGAGACGGCCAAACGGGGGCGGTGATGCGTAAGAAGACTATAAATATCACAACAGCTATCATAAATGGAATTACGATCTTGAACGTAGGAAGACTAAAAAGTCCAAAAAGTTTTGTTTTAGACAATTTTTCTTCTTTCGTAAGAAATGTATATATATTTACTAATGAAATCGTTTTGGATTGCTGTAACTTTGTTGCAACATTGTTTGTCGAATATGCAGCCAGGGAATCTTCTACAATAGACTGTGAACCGAGGATCATTTCCGACACATGATACTTCAATGACTGAAGATGTAAATAGTAACTCAAAAACACAAGCACAAATACAGTAAAATCACTCATTTCTACAGATGTATGTTGGGAAAGCTTCACAAAAACATCAGAAGACGCCAAATCATTAGAGTCATAGTTTGAATTATTTTGAGCACAAATTGATACCATTTAATATACTAAAGGTAAAAAAATTGTCGTTTGTGACGTTAGATATGCCAAATCTTTAGGGTTTTAAACAAGTAAACAGTAGTTTGTTGCAAAGAGTAAAAGCTTGTCAAAAAGAAACTACACATTTCATCGTTGCTCAAGTAAAGTCACTTGCCCTCCGCATCGGCGCACCGCTCCTCCGGAAGACGGTCAACCTCTGCGATGGCAAGGTGTTACATGCCGTTCATCGGTGTGCAGACCTTTGGTACCGTCGGCGAGTTGATGATGTTCCTGGACAATATCGCGAATGGTGACATTGAGAAGGAGGAGGACTAAGCTCCCGGGACGGACTGCTTGTGTACTTGTCGGCAAGGAACGGTCCTAACTGATGCAAATAATACTAAAATATACAACCCACTCATATATACAATTATTAGCATCAGTTAGGACCGTTCCTTGCCGACATGACGAGTTCCAATACAATTTCAACATTTCCCCCCTAGTCCAACAAGAACTTCTCAACTCAATTTCAGTTTTCCTTACTCAAAATGTAAATAAACTAATTGAATAGTATTTATGATATCAATTGGAGAATGAATGCGACAATATGTTATTTAAGTAAGTGCTGTAAAAAAAACCCCGGTTAAAAGTAAATGATAAAGGAATACAAACTGGTGACGTTGGTAAGTGCAGCACTTGTAGCGACTGTAGTAAGATTGTTTTTCTATTTAGTTGGTGGGAAAGAAGGATCATATTTGAGAGAATCCATATCAAATATGGGTGTCACTGTAATATTATTAGAAGTATGTATCGTGATGTTAAGATTTTTTACAACATTTCAGATGATGGAGCGCTTCAAGAAATACATCCCTGATAAGTACGAACTTGCGGTGTTCACACTTATGGGTTTGTGCATTCCCCTTTTGTGGACAACACTACCCGGTATGTTAATAACAAAACCAAACTATGCGAATGACGCCATTACATATCTTACAAATAGACCATTTGAACCAGTACCAATATTTGTCGAATACACGTCTTTGTATATTCTGAGCAACAAAATCGTATCACAACAAACATCACTGACTATACTTTGTATAGCAATCATTTCCGTAATAATAGCAATATCGGATGTCAAAGGGAATGGATACACCATTTTTCAATCGATTCAAAATCAGTCTGAAGCTCCTGAACCTTTCCACGGACTAAAATACCAGGGTGATTCTTACATTGCCCCTGCCCCAAAGGAACCCTCGTCACTTGATTCTGAAGATCTTTAGGCACATCACCACAAACTGATGCATTCAATTTATGAAAACAACTTGATATATATTCGACCCTACTATTGTATTCAAAAAACTTATGGCCAGTGACAGGTTTATTGAATATATTCCATAAAGAGAAAAACACATAATGTGACACACACAAAACCAGAATGAAACAAAACAACACTCGAATACTGTCCATTTATGTACCTTTAGAATCATTTTTCGCAAACATAAACCCTCTAACACCCTTTGCAGCCCCACCTGCCTACAACCTATCTTTCTACAACCCACCCAGTACCTTCCTGCAACCCACCCCCCTTGCAATTTGTTGTTGAAGTTCAGAGACACACAGAGAAGAGTACTTCAGGAAGTTTGTACGGCAGGTACGGTACGTAAATTAATGATTGTTAATGATTGGATTCTTTATAGTTCTGATTCTCCAATATCCATTGTTCGTGTAGACACTTGGGCCCACACACTGATATCTGTGACAAATCTTATGCAGCTCTCGGTTGTAGTACGTAATGAGATTTTTCATGTTGATATGATTCGAAACGAAGCTCGATGGATCTACCACGGTCTGACGCATCAAATCACTCATCGTTGTCACCAGCATAGTGAGTAGCATGTTTATATCCCTCTGCTTGTTAGCTTTCTTCTCGCGCTGTTGCAACTTGATCTTCATATCATCTGCTCCCAATTCGGACAACAAGAAATCGATTCTCAAGTCTCTATTGTCTTCAGCATGGGGTCTGTCCGGATACTTAGGCAACTCCACCATATTGATGTGGGCCAGAAGACGAAGAAAATCAGTCAAGACACTGTACTCAAAAGAGTTCCCGCTCCATTGCGACAGTATTTCCTGAACACTTGGAGCGCCCCCGCAAGGAATATCATTCAAATCTCTGTGAAGAATATTCAACTCGCGTCTCATGCGGAAATACTCCGGATTATGAATAACACCAGTCACCACCTTTCCCGTACGCCAATCCCACGCAGTGTTGCAACCAGGAGCGACACAATACATCTGATTGCATCCGTGAATTTTGTAAGTCCATACACCGCATTTAACACAACGCCGACTATCCTCTCGAATCAATTTCATACTTTCCTTGTCCTCATCTTTGCACACATGAAGCTCCGTATTCTCGCCTTTGAAAGCACCACAATCTTTGCATGTATGCAAGCCGCATTTTCGACATTTCCAATTGTGATTCAAAAATCCATCACACCCATTACACGCACACCGCTGAATGAACTCGCGCCTGTCTGTCTGAACTTCAATCCTGGTGTTGAGAATGTCTCGGATTGTTCGGTCAATCTCACACATCTGAAGCTTCATGCGCTTCTTCTGTTGATCCAACTCGATGATTCTCTTTTTATTCTCGCGATTCTGCACTTCCTGCTCCATGTAAGGCTGCGTCTCAGCAAGCATGGCAGTCTCACGATCGAGCAACACATTTTCTCTGTGACGTTTCCATTCAGTCTTCACGAAACTTGCACCAAACAACTGTATCATCGCATCGTGATTGAAAGGGCGATGGCAATTCATGCATGTTGGGTCTTCGTTCAGTGAAAGAAGCCACTTTCGCGCGCATGACTTACAGACGTGATACTCGCAAAACAGACAGCTTGCGAGCTGGCTTTTCGTGCAGTTCGATTGGCAGATGTTACAGTCGTGGCGTACCGGCATTCTTACTCCTCTATCAAGTCACTCTGATTTCCTTCTCTTTAAGCCAGTCTCTTTTTTCTGTGCGAAGCCAGAAGTGGTGCAGTCGGACTACTGCGCGAACTACTGCGCGAACTGCGCGAACTACTGCGCGAACTCACTACAGTAGTGACATTAGCGACTGATCTAGTTGATCCACGACCACTAGTAGTAGGAGTAGTAGGAACATTACTATTAGTAGGAACATTACTAGTACTAACATTACTAGCGGTGTTTGACTCATGTAGCAGCGCTTGACTCACTTCAGCCGGTGGCTGCCTCCGAAAACGGTCCATAGAGGCAGGTCTGGTAGAGCGTCCGGTCCGTGTGGCCCGGATGTTTTGAATGCTAGGAGAACTTACGATAGGCACAGACGTGCTACGTCGCTGAGTAGCTGGGGCGCTGTTCGTACGTGTCTTTCTCTCTGCTGATACTACCTCCGTAGGCATCCTGCCAGGTGGAAAAGGATCACGGGGATCACCATTAATCCTTGCCCTGCTTGGCTGGCTTTGAGCCCTTCCAACCGCCGGTCGGGCCTCAGAAGGCTGCACCCGTGCTCTACTCCTATTCCTACTTGTAGTCCTACTTCTACTCCTCGTTGATGCAGGGGAAGATCTAGGTCGTATGCCATTTAGTACCTGGGGGGATTCTCCACTGGAAATTTTGCCGAGTTCTATTTCTGTTGGAATAGCAGTGGATGCTCTTGGAGTAGCAGCGGATGCTCTTCTCTGATTGAAGTTTTTGGGATTGCCCTTCTTAGTAGGTAACATCTGTATAGATGAGGCTCTTACCATTTTTTTATTTTTAGAGGGTTTCCGCAGGCATTGGCCTTTCGACATTCTTCTCAAACCGCGTATTTTCTTTCTCTTGGCTAAATAGGCCGCGACAGCAAGATATTGATGCCTCCACCAATCATACAGGCTACTCCCAGCATCCTTAAAAAGTCTTCGTGATGCAGCCTGCGTGTTTTCGCTCTCAAACATCTGTTGTAACGCAGCCGCTTTTGAAAAACATCTAGCGCTTAAACGATGCAATTCAAGCATGGCAGCCCATTCAAAATTGTTGTGTTTCGCAGCATTAAATTTCAAGTTTGTATCTTTATTATGATGTATTTTTCCGAATTCAGAAGTTCCCCTATTCAGAGAACCGTTAGTACGTTTGAACCAGGAGCAACTTAATATGATGTATCCATATTTTTGCCTTAGTACCACCACATTCTTTTCTTTGTAGAAATTTTTAGCCTGACCATCCACAATACGATGTTCAATTGTATCATTATTCGCATTTTTAGTAGTAGCATCCACGGGTAACCATAAAAAAATGTGCTTATTATTATTATTGTTTGCTCCCCTGGTGTGTACGCCATATACATTCAAACCCAATGAAGTTAACTTTTCGGAAAACATTCTTTGGAAGTCATTTTTGGTATTATCAATGTAAGGCAAGAACTGGACTGCACACCATTCTGTATCGCTTTTTGAAACATAAACACTTGCAAACATAAAATCGCTTACAATTTTTTTGAAGTATTTTTCGACAGCTTCTAAATCTGAGTTTTGTAGTTTTAGATTACTCAAAATAGGAGTCTCATTTACATTTTGCGCTCGCGCGTTTGAAAAAAGTGGATTCTTTGAAAACAAAATAATCATATTTTGCCATGTAAAGCTAGGGAATAATAATTTTGCTGTATTTATACAATTGTCGATAATACTTTGTTGCACATTGTTTGTATGTTTTAGTACCTTAGCAAAGGTCATTTCATGGGTTGTGCCTTGTGGTCCGAATTTTTCTGCATTCATTAGCGTTTGGAGATTTTTTTGTTGCATCAATTTATCTGTTCTCCATGATGTTGGAAAAAGTTGTTCTTGGTTATTTTCTAGATTTTGTTGCTGAATATCAGCCTCTAACATTCTTGTCATTGTTGATGCCACCTTATTATTAAAATTAAAAAAGAAAGTTGAACTATCAATCAAAGCTTTCGTATCTACACTCAAACGACTTGTTGAATCTCTAATCCAAGTTCTTACTTTTATTCCACCAACATCAAATCTACTTTCATAGACTTTTCTGTCCCCTACGACTATTTTTTCTTTGTCCCCTACGACTTTCGTATGATCAGTACTTCTTCCAGTAAAATATCGGTCACCGGTCAATTGATTGGCTGTGACATAAGGAACACCATGGAGAGGCACATAGGTACCTCTTTTATTTTTCACAGTCTTCGAAATCTGAATAACCCTCCTTTGCGCTTCCGAGCCCCCAATGAAATTTCCATATCCATCGACGTATTCCCCCTTAGTTATCTTTTCATCACCAAAATCGCCATCAGCAAAAGTAAAATTCTGAAACATTGCTTGCGGCGCACGTCCGGGAAGGTCCTGATCGCCTTCTCTGCCATATAACTGCAATGGCCACGATATTTTGAAACTAGATTCACCAAGTATTTCGATACTTTCCTCTGAGATGACGGGCACACTGAAAGGCTTCGCTTCTGGGGGTGTCGCTTTGCTGTATGCCGGTAAGAAGGGGCAAAACACCATACCGAACTCCTCGTGAAATTTACCCCCTTGAAACACATTGTATCCAATATCATTGTCTGTTAAGTTCATTTCTTTTAATTTTCCTCGATTAATGCCAGATATGAGCTGCAAGAAATCATACAGTGTAAGCTTTTTCATGCTGCCGTTTATTGTGCCTTTACCATATATTGATGTGAATTCTGCTATGATTTTCCTCTGGTCCAGCAACCCTGAACCATTTAGAGTAGGTTTCAATCTGTCAGCAAATCCAGAACTCTGGAAAGCATGAACCAATGGATAATACTCTTCTGCAAGAAAGGTTGTATGTTTTCTTGCCGCTACAAATTCAGCATTTACAACTGTTTTTCTTTTCTTTTCATTTATTTTCGTTCTATTTTTCATTTGACGGTATTCTCTGTATTCTTTTGTAAATGGCGCCTCATCCATCTTTTTCAGGAAATCGCGGTAAGATAAATCATTTCTAAATTTTAATCTTTCTGGGATAGATTTGTAAACTTGTATAGGTTGTTCCTTGCTATTTTTTGCAACTATGAATCGTCTTCCATTTTTGTGAATTTTTTCATCAGTATTTTTATTACAAATTCTTGGTTGATCAAGGGCTCTATTAAATTTATCTACTAGTTTCCTGAATAGTGCGTAAATATAATCATATTTATCTGTATCAAAAGCATGCTGGCTTTTTTTAGCACTGCTATCCATAAATGAATTATTCATGCTACGTTTCTGCTTGGCAAGTTTCCCACCCAAATGTTTTGTAAAAGTCAACTTCGTTCGTTTTGAAAACCATTCATTTGATTGGTTTATAGCATCAATAATTTTTGAAATAAGAAAGTCACACTTTATAATTATCTTTGCAGTTGAGTCGCGTTGATTTGTTTGTGAATGTGAATTTCCTTGTGTTATATTTTGTTTTGTTGCAAATTCGTAAAACATTTTTATGTGAGAATTTCTTATCACTGAATACTTTGACAGTAGCTCAAGGTATCTTTCATATTGTGTTATTCTTGATTGCAAAGTCAAATGTTTTCTTGACAAATAATCAAAAACAAATTGTGAATCGTCAATGTAAATTCCAGTTGACAACACATATTTTGCATTATTAAAATTCATGTTGCGGAATAATGTACTTTTGTCAGTGTAAGGGTTCGTAAACATTGCACTTTCATCACCATTGTGTATAATGTTCAGCAAACTGCTATCATTAAATTTTTTTAGTTCGTCTCTTATATTTATACAATCAAAGATCATATTTTTTAAGAGTACAAGTTCCTCCCAATACCTCAAATCTCGCTCCTTTAAGCGAAAGGCAATTTCTCTTTCTTGTGGAACGTGAACCATTTCGTCAACAGACTCTCCACCTTCACTTTTTTTATAATATTTCCTCAACTTATATTCTTTGTCCAAAAAATTTGAGTAAGATTTAATTGCTGTCTCAAATGCAAGTTGTATCTCATCTGTCTCGAATAATGGTTCTAAAATTGTCTTATGAATTTTTTCAAATTGTTTATCAATATCGATTTCTCTAAAATCAACAGATTCAATTCTCTTACCTGTTGTATTTTTGAAGGATTGATTACTATCACCACGTCCGTAGACGTCAATTGAATGAATATGCTCAAAAAGTGTGTCGTATGGGTTATCATACAGTCTCTTTTTTTCTTTTTGCAATGGTTCTAATATGTTTTTAAAATACGATAAATTAACATCTGCGTTAGAAGTGATAGGAGGGTCGCGGTCACTCCGAGGGGTGGGATACTTGTCTTTTCTTTTAATGGTGTTGTCTTTTACAATTGAAGATGCAAAAAACTCTGCTAATTTCAGATGAAGAGTTACGATACCACCATCTTTCCATTTCACTGCTGTGTTATCTAATTCAATGTTGTTTCTCTTGTTCACATTTCTTTGCGCTGTTCTATTCAAACTGGCTAGGTTATTTTGTGAAATGATTGGCATTTCGTTTGCAGTAAATGATTCATTGAATTCAACAATGTTTTTCTTTTTCATGTCAATTTTAAGATCTTTTGATTGTATGTTTAAGTAACGCAAAAGCAATTCATCACTAGGTCTGTAATACTGGATGAACTTTGCAATCATATAATATTCAGGAAGTAACAGTAATGATTCATGGAACATTACCCTACCTAGAGGCGTTAATGAAAAGTTTATTACAATTTCATTTTTTTCAAATCCTTCTAATTTAACTACGGATGGATGATTTTCGTATTCAACTCCGTTTTCTGTTTTGATTTTTTTAGTTGTTGAATTTATAACTTTGTAATATGTTTTTCTGCCCGGCCGTTTTACCTTTTGTTTCTGTTTTTTCGCTCCATGTCTACCAACACTCACTTCTATCACTGCTTTCGGAAGCTCTCTATCCATGAATGAATACGATGATCGTCGCAATGTTTTGTAATAATTGTGATTTGTAAGAAATCGTTGAGTTTTTTGTATTTCAAATCTTTTTTGGGCTTCGGTCGCAAGACTCTGAAAGTACCAACCGAGATTGGGACGTCCAGATGCCTCTGTTTCTTGCGTAGCAGCTCTCTTCATATTAAGATATGGTCTGCTCTTGTCTAATCGTCCAAAATCCATTGCCGACTTAAGAAAAAGAGCTACCTCACTGCGGTCAGTACTCAGCAGTGCCGACCGAAGTGTGTTTTTGTTACTGTTTCTCTCGTCTTTAATTCTTTTAGGTATTTTTTTTATGACACCTTTTTTCATTGCTTCCAGTCTATCAACTACAAACATGTTGATAGCCTGGCTTTTGCCGTTTCTATAAATATCACGGTTATTATAGTGAAAGCCTAGTCCACGGGCATTTGTCTGTGCAAACATAATAGATCTTTTGGGCCTTCTAGATCTTGCCTTTATTTTGCCTTGTGACATTGCATTAGCAACAGCTCTCCTCGGAATCAAATTATCGGATGGGTTACTTGTTAAAACCGGTGATGGACTCATTATTAAAGAAACAATACATTTTAATTTTAAGAATGACTCTTCCAATATGGTATATTGAATGTGCGGAAGATTATTTGAGTATTTTGCGTTCGGCTCATGAATACTCAGAAGCTGAGCTCTTCGAAGCAACCCGAAATCAAAGGTTAGCTGAATACAAATTGATGAAAGAGAAGATTCAAACAGATGATATGGACATGGCACCAGTATCGGATTCACCAGCGGTCCCTGCAGCAGCAGTAGCACCACCGCCATCAGTAAACTTGCGACAGTATGACAATTCAGTCATGTACAGAGGGCACTTGCAGGCCGATAGACCTAAAGCAGGCGGGGGGGGTACAAGAGGATTTTGGGAAAATATATTAAAGTAAACGAATAATGTCGCTTCGTTGAGAGGTTATGAGCGGTTTCATATACTGCTTCAATACACACGAAAACCCAAACATAATAAAAGCGGGACATACTCAACAAGATGTTCAGAAACGACTTCGCGGATATTTAGGACCTACAAAACCAAGGTCTATCATATTCACATTAAAAGTGGATGATTCAGTGGAAGCTGAAAAGATGATGCTTGAGCTCATGCAACAATGTGTGAGTTTGAACAAGCGACACGACCTTGGAAACGAATGGTTCGAAACAACCGGTAACTTCAACTTCGAACAACGTACAAAACATTTACAAACGATAGCAAAAATTGCTCAAAAAGCTTCAAGCATTCCACCAAGCATTCCACCAAGCATGCCACCAAGCATGCCACCAAGCATTCCACCAAGCGTTCCACCACCAAGCGTTCCAGCAAGCGTTCCACCAAGCATTAAGAGCTCTGAATATGATTCCGGGCGGCCTCCTGTGCAGCAGCCGACTGGACTACGCGGTCTCGAGGATTACTTTAAGAAATTTGACGACTTCGTAGCACAAGAAGCGAAACCGAATCATGTTTCACCACTCGAATTGTTACGGAATTACGAAGCGTCTACTTTTTGCCCCTATGGTAATCTGTGTAAATTCCTGCCATATTCAGAAGATATAAGAAGCAATGTGACAGCACATCGATATAGTGATTTCCTGAATTGATGAAAAACTAATTCAACCACAAAAAATGGTTAAAGTCACCAAAGCTACCAAAACTACCACCAAACCGCAAGGCTCCTCCTTGGGACGCTTCAATTCCTGCAGAGGCGTGGTCTCCACCCCCAAACCCCAACAAAGCGGCTACGTTAGCATCGTTTGCAACGGCAAAAACCACAACCTAAAACAGACTAATAATCACCAGCACAGCAGTGCTCGTGTGCGCATTTCAGACAGTCGAGGTGTGGATGTTGTGTTTTAATTGGTTGAATGAGATTGTTTTGCTCTATTTCTTAACTTTCTACAAGTTATCATTGGCAACAATATATGCTCATCCGTTTTGCACGCATCTTTTCCAAGCAATACTGATGAAAGACGAGCGTATGCCCAGGATGAGGGTGTTTGACCCGGCCTGCTTCCAGAAGAAAAATAAGCTCCGAAACCCTTGGACAAAATTTTTTTTTGTTTAGAAGCCGATACACCGGTCAAAACCGATATCTTCTTCGTGCTCTTAGTAGAAACACCAGAACCAGCATCATGATGGCTGCGTACTTGAGGTAGTACGTCGAAGGATCGAGCTTCTGGTATTCCGGGTCACAGACAATGTTCACATTGACCGGCTCGGATCGACTACATAGTTCGATCCGTTTGTTTTTCCCTGGCTCGTAAGAGAGATATCGACCCTGTTTTTCACTACTCGGGATGTCCGCAAGAGCAAGTTTGTACTGCCAGCTATTGCAAACAAGAACGTAGCTTATGATACATGCGACATTTATCATCATTGGCACTGTTGCCAAGGTCTTCAAGCCCTTTCCTCCTAACTCAGCCCAAAAACTCTGTGATGTCTGCATGGTATGAAGTCGTGGGTTGTGGATAGCATGAATCTCTCTATTCGGGAAAATATTGAAGACCTGGAGAATGCGGCGGTGCCCAGATGGCGAATATCCAACTCCACGGTGGTGGAGGTTGGCATGGAATATGAGCATATCCCCTGGTCGGAACTGGAGTTTCTTCTTCTGGGCCCACTTTTGTGCAGTGGACGTCTCTTTGAACGTAGGGAGATGATGGGTTCCCGGAACAACCTCAACCTCAGCATCGTCGAAATAGATGAGGCATGTGTAGATGGGGATGAGCTCCTGGTCCGTGTGGTTGTAGATGTCTCCGTGATGTAGGGCGGCGTCGGTCGAGTTGTTATTATCGCTAAAGCGAAACTTTCCGTAGATCGGGTTTGGTATCACGGGAACGGCGTTGTTGATGGCAGGGAGCATCTGCGTGTCAATGTATCTTTTCATGGCATGGTAATCAACAGTCCCATCCTGGTTTACCGCCTGCAATCCAGCTCCCGAATTCTGGTCCCAGACTCTGTCGATCTTGTAGTAGCCTTGGCTGTGTAACTGTTTGATGGGGTTCATGTAACCTATGTCTCGAAAATACATCTTTTGTAGTTTGGTATCCTTATTACTCAAACCAGAAGTGTATTTGGGATTGATCCTTGGTGGGGGTCTCATTTCTATATTAAAAACAAATTCTTTGTCTACGAATAACAATGAATCATTTTTATGTCAAGGGTGTCTCTAGACACGGCTATGGGGAGGGTGTCCTGTATATAATACAGACTCAAAATGGAATGTCGTAGAGGGTGGGTGTAATAAAATATGGAAAATTGTGGAGTAAATATAATTTCCATAGCTCCACCTGAACTTCTCCTATGGAAAATGCCCAAAATCATGAAAATTATATTTGTCCCACATATCCCCATAGTCTATACCCACTTGGTCCAGGCTTCAAAGCCTGTTTGAATTTTGATTATATCAGCAAGGAATCTGAAGAAGAGTTGAGATCTTGGCTTGAATGTGACATGAAAAATACATATTCTTCAAGATTGACTTAAAAGTTCGGAAGAGGAGGCCATTGCATGAGCTACTTGTCTGAACTAGTTTGTGACCTCGTTTATCTGAGAGATGTACTGATGAGATCGGATCCCGATTCACCTCAATGGTACTCTGCAGCGATCATGAGACGAGGGTTACTTGAGTTTTACCTTGCTGCTGACCCTCACTTTCGTCATGTCATGGATAAAGACCCTACAAGTGTGATCTGTGTATTTGACATTTAAATTACTTCTTTATGCGCGCCTTGCCCGCCTTAGGCTTTTTCTTCTGAGTGATTCTTTTAGGTTTCCCACTGGACGAAAGACCCAGTGCAAGTAGGGGGTCGAACATCGTGTGCTTCGCTACTTTAAGACCAGTGCCAGCAACAGCCCCCACCGCATTTGGTAGTGCAAGAAAAAAGCTAGTGCCTCCTCTGGAGACCTGCCTTGGCAGGCCTGCTAAGCCATTTAGGTGACGTCCGACCACCGGAACCCTCTTTGTGACTTTGCGAAGGGCTCTCGTAGTAGGCCGTACAACTGCATTCACTGTGTTCCCTGCAAACTTGACACCTGTCCTGTATGTCTTCTTTGCCCTCTTGGCAATTTTCGTAATCGGCATTGTATATATTACAATTAGAAAAATGTTTTCATAGAGTAATGAAAATGAATGATAGTCAAGTGCTTACATATGTCACCATAGCAGCACTTATAGGATTCGGTATCTATAGAAAGAACTATACGCCCACTAGTGCATCCGAATCTTTGTCCAGGGACGGTGAAGCATACGCACTTAGCGTGCCACCTACGCGTAGCCCTCCAGACGCGTCTGACTTACTCACAACAAAACCAAAATCTTCTTACCTAACTGGAAAGCAACATGTCGCGAAGATAGCATATCAGCTAGAACAGAGTCTCGATCCCAGCGAGTCCATAATACAGGTACATGATTACTCTAATTCTCCCGGTGGAGACGGTATTCAACATACATTTGACGTCACAACTTTCAACAGTTCGAGTACTCAATCTCTTACGAAACGAATACAATGCCTTGAGAAGGGTAACTCAGTAGAAATTCTAAGCGAACAAATCATGTCACCTATAACTGGATCAATAATGACACAAACGCATGTTATGGATGATGTATCAGATCTTCTTATTGATAATATGGAATCAGAAGGAGATGTTAAGTTTGTTAGAGATAAATATGCATTTGTGAAGAAAGAGGTACTGCCACAAGAACCTACACCACTAAGCTCAGAATGCACAAGACAACTTAATGAAGACACAATAACTGATGCATGTAAGACACAATTGAACCTTTATTCACGATCAATGGCAGAATACAAAAGACAAGTAAACGAATCTAGAGAAAATGCAACATTTACCAGACGTCGCATAGGTTTTGCTCCTATGAATGATAAAATAGAAGACTCTCAAAAATACCCATTTTCTCAACCACAAACTTTTGGTTTCGTTGCACATGAACAAGCACCCATAGACTACTCATCAATTTCAACTTTGAAACCTCTTAAAGATGAGAATTTCTTTAATTCACTGGCATTGGAAAACTCTTCACTCGCGATTCAATATGGATGAATGTGTGTAGCACTTGTGACTGAATGTGCCTCTTGTAGAGTGTACGCCCTGAGTTGTATAAAGACAAGAAACAAAGGATTGTGACAAATACGACCAACAATCGGTACGTGGTGGAGCAGCACATGAACGTGTTTGGCAAAGAGTTGATTGATCACATAAGTCCCGAGCAGATACTTACTGACCTATGTGGTTCCCCATCTGTCTCTTCTTGTCTCTTCTTGTCTCTTCTTGTTTCTTCTTGTTTCTTCTTGTTTCTTCTTGTTTCTTCTTGTTTCTTCTTGTTTCTTATCTTTTCTTATCTTATTTCTATTTAAGAAAGAGAGATAGTACTAGAGTCATTCGCCTACGGGGAGTCCCTTGTGCCTTGTGATCAGGACCAGGGGGAAACGTGATAGAAGAGGTATGCATTCACAGAATCGATCTTGTTTTCGTAACAATGAAATACAATTTGACCTCGCAACTTAAGGTCACACTTGGCTCGGTGCCGACGGAGAACCACCTAGGTCCGATCACCTAAAACAGACTAATAATCACGAGCACAGCCGTTCTTGTGGGCGTACTCGAGGCAGTCGAGGTGGCCGCCCCTCGCCGCGGCCGCGCATGTCGAATTGTCCCACGGGCAGCCGTGGCCGTGCAAGTACTTGAGGCAGTCGAGGTGGCCCCATTCCGCCGCCGCCATGCACGTCCACTCGTTCCACGGGCAACCGTGTTCGTGCAAGTACTTGAGGCAGTCGAGGTGGCCGCCCCTCGCCGCATCCGCGCACGTCGAAGCGTACCACGGGGAGCCGTGGCCGTGCAAGTACTTGAGGCAGTCGAGGTGGCCGCCGCTCACCGCATCCGCCATGCACGTCCACTCGTACCACGGGCAACCGTGCTCGTGCGCGTACTTGAGGCAGTCGAGGTGGCCGCCTCTCGCCGCATCCGCGCATGTCAAATAGTCCCACGGGCAGCCGTTCTCGTGCGCGTACTTGAGGCAGTCGAGGTGGCCGCCCTCTGACGCGGCCGCGCACGTCCAAGTGATCCACGGGCAGCCGTTCTCGTGCGCGTACTTGAGGCAGTCGAGGTGGCCGCCCCTCGCGGCCGTATTGCACGTGTCCTGGTACCACGGACAGCCGTTCTCGTGCGCGTACTCTAGGCAGTCGAGGTGCCCCCCTTTAGCCGCGGCCGCGCACGTCAAAGCGTCCCACGGACAGCCGTGGCCGTGCGCGTACTTGAGGCAGTCGAGGTGGCCGCCCCTCGCCGCTGCATTCGCGCACGCCTCATTGTTCCACGGGCAGCCGTGCTCGTGCGCGTACTTGAGGCAGTCGAGGTGGCCGCCCTTCGCTGCGGCCTCGCACGTCAAAGGGATCCACGGACAGCCGTGGCCGTGCGCGTACTTGAGGCAGTCGAGGTGCCCCCCTTTAGCCGCGGCCGCGCACGTCAAAGCGTCCCACGGACAGCCGTGGCCGTGCGCGTACTTGAGGCAGTCGAGGTGGCCGCCCATCGCGGCCGTATTGCACGTCCGAACGTCCCACGGACAGCCGTGGCCGTGCAAGTACTTGAGGCAGTCGAGGTGGCCGACCGCCGCTGCATTCGCGCACGCCTCATTGTTCCACGGACAGCCGTGCTCGTGCGCGTACTTGAGGCAGTCGAGGTGGCCGCCCGCCGCTGCATTCGCGCACGCCTCATTGTTCCACGGACAGCCGTGCTCGTGCGCGTACTTGAGGCAGTCGAGGTGGCCGCCCACCGCCGCGGCCTCGCACGTCCAAGCGTTCCACGGGCAGCCGTTCTCGTGTGCGTACTTGAGGGAGTCGAGGTGGCCGCCCACCGCTGCAGTCGCGCACGTCAAAGCGTTCCACGGGCAGCCGTGATCGTGCAAGTACTTGAGGCAGTCGAGGTGGCCGACCGCCGCCGAGCACGTCGAAGAGTCCCACGGACAGCCGTTCTCGCGTGCGTACTTGAGGGAGTCGAGGTGACCCCCTTCAGCCGCGGTCGCGCACGTGTCCTCGTTCCATGGACAGCCTTGCTCGTGTGCCCACTGCAGCAGCGTCACG